TTTACTATACTCTTCACCCTGTTCGTTCTTTTCAGTGCGCTCAGTGCTATGAGAAATCAAAATAAGACCGTAATCCATCTGAATAATCTTACGTAGACAAGTATCAAATTCCTTTTCAACAAGGCTATAACCTTTACCAAAAGGAAGATCACCAATATTATCTACACCATTATCATTGCAGATATAATCTACGCAATAGTCATAAGCAATATCCGCAGTATCAATAACTACCGTCTGGAACATTTGCTTAGTTTCTTCTTCTTTCAATTCAACCAATAGTCTACGGAATTCATTCCAACTATTGATCGGCTGAGCCATAACTCCGGGGATGGCGCTGTAACCTTTCTCAAAAGCAAAGATTACAGCCCCAGGGAACTTCGCTGCGGTAGTCGTTTTGCCTGTCTTTGGTGTGCCATAGAAAAGCACGCTATACCCACGAAGGTCACGACTTACAACATGCGGTTTAAGACTAGTTAAAACGCCCATTTATCGTGTCCTCCTTATTAGAAATTGTAAGTATCATCTGCATTTGCGGGAACAGCCGCCGCAGAACTTCCACCCTTAGATGCTTCGTAATCAATACGACGCTGCTTCAAATCTGCCAAATGAAGCTCACGATCAGCCATCATCTTACTGAGTTCTGCCTTAGTGAGAGTGCTTTCATCATCAAAATCATAAGGCTGCTTAGAACAACCAGTGATAACAAACTCACGAGTCGTATTCTGACGCTCACGAACCTCATCTTCACCAAACGCAGATTCAGTTACGGTTTTAGTTACAACCGTCTTACTAAGCTGACGTCCCCAAACACAAGTAAATACAGGATTCTTAGCGCTTGCATCAAGATTCTGGAAATACTTCATACCACCGGCTCCGCGCACAACAAACTCAACCGGCATGAGTTCCTTACGATAATCCTGGAAGATCGCTCCCTTAACCTTAACGTGAGCATCAATCTTTTTCTCAGGATCAGCATCTACATCTTTCACATTCGTGATCAACATATCAGTCTTAAAAGTATTACGCTGCTTTTCATCCTCATTAAGAGAATTTACGATATGAATAAATCCACCTTCATTACGAATAACACTGGTAGGCTTTTCATCATTTACAGTGGGGAACCACTCATTCAGCTCAATCGCAGAATCACAACGAAGCTTCAAAGCCTTATCCGCGCCTACATTCAAAACAGTAGGATTCTCATCAATGATCTTCTTCAAGATCGGGAAACGACTATTCGCACTACCGCTCTTGGCGAATGTCGCAGTTTCATATGTATAATGGAGTCGTACCACATTTTCCATCTTGTCATCAGTTGCCAGCATAATCTCGCCGCTGATAAACTCAGTGCCAGGAGCCTTGGAATTTGCACCAGTCACTTTCTTTTCCAACTTATGGTCGTAAAGAATACCCTCAACATGCGATTCATTAATAAATTTCTTTTTCATTACTCATTTTCTCCTTCAATTTCTACATTTTTTCCTTTTTCGGTAATCATATAAACTACTGGGTCTTTACCAACCTTTTCAACATAGCCATCTGTTACCAATTTACGCATTGCGCCCGAAACACCTTTTGAAGTAATTCCCATATTATCCGCAATATCCCGAGCCTTATACATAGCTGTCGGTGCAGATTGTAGATACTTCAAAATTTTTCCGCCATTTTCTGTGAAAAGAGGTTTTTCAATACCATCTGTGTTCCTCAATGCGTCTACATACATTTTTACATTTTGCGGAACATCCTGATTTAGCGTCAGTTTGTCCCAATACTCAAGAAATTCCTGTTGTTTTGTCATGTGGTATGATCCTTTCCTCATTTTCTATATATATTATATCAAAATTTTTGGGAAATGTCAATTCAATCCCTCATAGATAGCAGCAGGTAGTAAATCATAGAGCAACTGAGCGTACTTTTCATCTTCGGTTTCTAAATAAATCTCACGAATAGTATTTAGAGTATTTAGCCAATCATCAACCAGATCTTGAAGATATTCTGGCTGGTTGTATGGTTCATCATCATATACAACAGGATTGAATTCATATGGTTCTAATTCAAAAGGCTCTGCAAAAATCTGCATATTATGCTTATGAATTGATTCCATTGCCTGCTTTATTTCTTTTGCAGATGTAGCACTCATTCTGTTACCTCATCAATGAAAATCAATTCTTGCGCATAAGGCAATGTTCTTGCCCAAGAAATAAAGTTAGGCTTAGAAGCATCATCCTGTCCAGACCACTCATTTAGCTTATGGAATCTGCGCTGACTCTTGGAGCATATAGAAAGTAGATTTTCATAATTCATCGTGACAGTACGCTTTTGTAGCCAGGCTTCGGGTAGCAGACGAACAAGCTCTTTCCAATATTTCTTTTGTAATATCGGATCTTCTGTTTTTAGAACCTGTTGCCGCAAATCTTCAAGCCATGTAATAAGTTTATCCCATCTCTCATCTATATGCCAATGATCAATAAATC